TGTAGTATGAACTGAGGCTTGACTGTGGGATGAAAGTTTGACTCTTGTGCCTCTTTAGATACAGTGGTCAGATTGCCTTCCCATACAGTTGTGGGTATCGTACCATTCGTGTAGTCTTTACCAGTACGTAGGTTGCGTTTCATCTTACGTTCTACTTCTACCTTAGTACGATCAAAGAAGAACTCTTTACCCTTACTGTAACACCAAGCAGTCTCGAACTTATGTGCGAAGTTGTTACGTGGTCTACCACCCCAGTTATATGACCAATGAATAGCGGGTTGTGCTACTAGACCATCAATCTTGTTCAGTACTTCTAGCTTCAGTCTAAAGAACAGATCGGTCTTTTGCGTACCCCAAACGCACATCATGCGTCCATCTTTTAGTACACGGGCGCACTCACTAATCCACTCATGACACCATTCTAGATAGGCATCTTCTGTGGGAAATGTATCCCAGCCAGCACCACCGTCATAGCCAATGTTATACGGTGGATCATTATTGACATGCCCGATAGAATTATCAGGCAGTGTCTTTAGAAAATCAAGGCAGTCTTGATTAGAAATCTCAATCAAATTCATCATACTCCGGATTCTGGTAAACAACAGTATACAGGGACTTATTGGATAAGTCAATCTTTACTGTGTTTAGGTTAGTTGTCTGACCTGGCTTACGGCGATTGTTATTGTAAGTCAACTGGCGAATTACCTCATCAGTGTTAGGTCGAATGATCAGCATACAAGTTTCTTTGTAGAAGACACCGTAGTAGTGATCGACCTCAGCATAGGCATCAAGGGCTGACTGCTTGTAAGCACCGTTGTAAACACCCTCTACTTTGAGTGAGGAGAATCGCTTGCCACTTTTAGCATATCGTATTCGCTGAAACAGATTGTTCAGTTGCTTGTCTTCGATTGCTTTTGATTTGTACTCAGCGAACTTCTCACGTGATGGATCCCACGCATCTGAGCCGTACTCATCTGAGCCAGCACCTGCTGATATCTTGGTGTGCGCCTTGTGACCTAACTTCTCAGCCATTACTGGCTCACGCCATTTAGTCTTGTCTGTGACTTTATGAAAGCCGTCTAACTCACCCTTTACATATAGGGCTGCGGCTAGTTCTTCATATGACAGTTGTTCAGATAAACTCTTCACTGCTTCAAGGTTCATAATATAAACTCCAATTCTTCAAAACACTCTAGCGCATACTTACGCTCTAGTCGGAACGCTTCTTTCTCCCAAGGAGCATCAGCGTAGGAAACATTGTTATAGTTCTTTTTCTTCCACATGGTGTTACCGTGAACACTACGCAACTCACGTCTTGCGTACTGCTTGACGTGAATCATCTCGTGGACGATTGTGCCGATCATCTCAAATAGGGTTTGCTTCTTACGAATAGTAAGTGTGAACTCACGATTAGTGTCTTCTTCCATACAGTAACCGTATGCATCGTCACCGCTCATGCTTTCTATAGAAACTACAATGTCTAGCGTTTTCATGCGAGGCATCATTTTCTTGATGCTCCACTCGACTACCTTCTCAGCTAACTCACGCTGTTTCTTGGTACCGCCAATAACAGTAACTTCGTTCATTATCAAACCTCATCAGATCAACGAAACACATGTAGTATCTCATATGCTGAAGGCTATGTCAACACTTTTTTTGAAAAAAGATTTGCTTACGAATCAAGCACTTAGGTCATAAAAGGTATAATTGCACAAAATTTCTTCACCTGGCCAGATGTCTTTTGTAGCTACCATAAAGTATCTGCTATCTTTTCTGCGCTTGATTATGTTGGGGTTCTCGGAACTATGATTATAGAAAGCTCCAAGGGGTGTCCTCATAAGATTTTCACCCCAATAGAAATGGGACATTCCAATCTCTTGCCCCGGATCGATATGTTCAACACACCACAGACCTAGTCCGTGTATGCTTGACTTCTTGATTGTCACACAAGATGGTAGTGGTGTGTACATTGTATATCCTTTCTAACGCTTGATGCCTTTGACGATACGAACTATCTTGCTCATCAGCATCTTGATTACAGTGAAGTGTAGTAATCCATGACCGTATAGCCAATGGAATGTGTGGTTCTTTTCGATCTGATCTTTACCGCCAAACTTGCGAGTCCAGTTGTCTACGTACTCGCCTTTGTATCTCAATACAGCATGTGACATCTTTGTCTTAGATGGTCCTACACCACAAATACCAGCTTGTCTTGTGATTAGCATCCACCACATCTTGAGGTCGTTCTTATCGGAAAGTCGCCATAATAGCGACAAAGCGTAGTCTTCGCAGTCACCTTCGAAATAGCCATCCTCACTTTCGCTACGAATGATGCACCAGGCATCTGCCATACCATACTGTTCTTTATCGTATCTGTACTTCCACTTAGAGGTAAACTCATTAGTAATAGTATCTCTAGCCTTTATCTCATCCCTGTTCATCTTTTAGACTCCTTACATGTGTTCTATGTATTTTACAGTTTATGATACCGTTGTAGTAGTCATCAGATAGTAGGACTTCTCTGTCAAATTGTTCTTTGGCTTCTAGGTAACTCATAGTACCTTTAGTTGTACATAAGTGTAATATCTCTCTATGAAACGAATCAGCACCAATCTCTTCGACAAGCGCCTTCACTTCTTCTGAGGATCCGAAGTAAGTCTTCCAATCACTCTCAACGACTTTTTTTCTTTTTCTTGTTTTGCCCTTTAGCGGAGGTAATCTTCGTGTAGATTGAAATAACTTTTTACCTACGTAGTGCTTATTGTTGTTATCAGTAATGATGTATACGAATCCAACATAATCTTCAATCATATCGCTGGTGAATTCTTCACCTTGGTAATACCACATGTTTTATAATCCTATAAGTTTCCAACCATGATTCGCTATAGCGTTCAATATAATAGCGAGGCAACATAATATATGTAGTAAAACCCAAAACGTGCGTATTACAGCAACCTTATCTGCTCTACGATCTTCTTCGTACTCTTTTGCTCCAATAGCCTTACACCAGTATTCCCAGAATCGTTTGAGTCTATTCATTTTCTAACTCTCATCTAGTTTTTTCCAAATTTCTCTAAACAAACAAAACCGTTCTTGTCCATCTGCGGTTCTGTACATAAATTGTGTTGACAACACTTGTATTACTTCGCCTTGAAAAGTTCCGTTCAACGTACATGTGTGTTCAACCTTATCGCCTACTACTGGTGCTTTTTTAGCCATTCCCTTCTCTTAGTTTCTCAGAATCGTTTGAGCCTATTCATATTCGTCTTCATCTTCTTCTTGCCAAGGTTCTCTTTCCAAATCAGGATCTGGCAGTTCTTCGCCGCAGGATGGACAGAATACGAGTTCATCGTCTTCACGCTCAAACTCAATCATAAATTGTGTATCACAGTAAGGACATTTTTCTTCGACTCTATTGATCATATGATTGCTCTACCTCTATATTGCACTTTCGAAGAAATTCTACTCCGTCTTCGTTTCGGTATTTGTTTTTATAATAGACAGATGTGATACCACTGGTATATATGAGTTTTGCACAGTCTAAACATGGAGCATGTGTGACGTACATTGTACTACCTTCACCACTTTCATTCGATCTCGCTAACTTAGCAATGGCATTGGCTTCAGCGTGGATGACTTCTGGCTTTGTTACTGTCTCGCAGTATATATCAATATCGTCAGGATGCACATCAAAGTGTACATTACTGATAATATTTTCACAGTCATTAGTCCAGCCTGCAGGCATTCCATTGTAACCAATAGAGATGATCCGATTGTCTTTTACAACAATCGAACCAACCTGTAGTCTTCTGGCTGAAGACAGAGAAGCGAACCTCTCTGCCGTATCCATGTAAGCCTTCTGCCACTTATCCAAAGTTATAAGCCTCTGACCAATCTCCCTTCAGTCCAGCAACTTCGTATTCAGTTACACGGTTCTCAAAGAAGTTAGTGTGATCAGCGCCATTGAGAATCCACTCTAACCATGGTAGTGGATTGTCTTTCACTTTGAAGTTAGGCTTCATGCCCAACTGAATCAAACGTCTGTCACTGATATATCGAACATACTGCTTCACTTCGTTTGACTCTAGACCTTCAATCTCACCCATGTCATATGCTAGATCAACAAACTTGTCTTCTAGTTTGACTGCGTTACGTGACATCTCATAGATATCTTTCTTGAAGCTATCGTCTACGATACGTGGATGTTCTTTACAGAATGCTTTGAACAACTTAGCAATACCCTCGACATGCATAGACTCATCACGGATAGACCACTCAACAACTTTACCCATACCCTTCATCTTGCCGTAACGCTGAAAGTTCAGTAGCATTACGAATGATGCAAACAATGCAACACCTTCGTTCATCACTGACTTAGCAAGTGCAAGACCTAGACCACGCATTGTGTTGACATCTGAGTCCATGATGAAATCAATCTTATCAGCCATCTCTTGATACTCGAGGAATGCATGATACTCAGAGTCAGGCAGTCCTAGTGTTTCATTCAGTAGAGCATATGCACGTTGGTGAATACCCTCACGTGTAGCGAATGAACCTAGCATGTTACGCACTTCGTTGTTCTTGAACTTGGGAATGAACTGATCAAAGTAGTTCTGTCCAACAGCAACATCTGACTGCGTAAAGAGACGGAGAATGTTTGTCACATACTCTTTCTCAATCTCTGTCATCTTGCCACCTTTCCAATCAGTGACATCTTCGCCTAGATCGATCTCATCTTCGATCCAGTGTGCTTTCTCATGACGTGTAGTCATCTCTACTGCCCACGGATAATGAAAGGGCTTATATGTTTCAGAAAACTCTAGCAGACCACCGCCGGCTTTCTTCAGTAAATTACTAGCTTGTGACATCAAATCATTATACGTACCGATCAGTTTATCGTTGATAAAGATTTGGGGCACAGACCTAGCATTAGGCATCTTCTGATAAAATGCCATACGCTCTTCTTCACTGTCTAGTTTGATCTCAGTGTAAGTTAGGCTATGTGTCGTAAACCACGCTTTTGCTTTCTCGCAAAAAGGGCAGTTCGACTTTGAATAAATTAGTACATCCATTTTTTCTCCCAATGTATCATTCCTCTTTTTTAGATTGACATTTGTAAATTTGCATCAGCATGACGTTGTTCATCTTCACGAACTTTTATAATCATGTCTGACAGTTTAGCATCATCTGGTAGACAGTAATACTCCCTTGCTATTTTGGGACACGGAGTATTAGGTATCTTACCAGATTGTATTCTATTCAAATACTGCGAATAGCTTATCACCGCTTCTTCTTCAAAGTAGTGAATCATTCTGTGGCACGTCTTCGGAAAGAAGATATACAACAGAAGGTAGTAGTGCCAGAATATGAACTGAGCGATAAAGATCAATAGTCTCTCTACCCAGTTCGGCTTAGCAATCTCAATGAAGAACATCAAATGCATTCTCTCATTTTCTGCCTCTGCTAGTAACTCACGGATATCTGGACCGTATCCTTTTCTTGCTTTGCGTAGTGACTTTAGATGTATCCA